CGATTATGAACATTCTTACATTAAGCATCAAACAGAAGTATTTCGATGAAATCTTGGCAGGCAAGAAAACCCACGAATATCGTGAAATCAGACCAACTAATGCAAAGAAATATATTACTTACCTATGTGGCGGCAAAGAATATCCGACTGATGCAGAACTGCCCGAAGAAGGTGAAGTAGAATTGAAACCTATCAAGTACGATGCAATCAAGCTCCTGACAGGTGCATATACGGGTAAACGTCCATATATTATCGTTGAAGTGAAAGCAGCAGAGGCAGTCATTCTCACAGATGAAAACGGCAATGATATTGTTTACGAGTATCAAGGTGAAGAATATCTCGCAGCCCAAATGGATTATACCTTGGGTAAGATATTAGAGAAACATATAGATTGATTTGTTTAACTTTTAAAATTAGAAAGCTGAGTCGCAAGAAGAATTAACAGAGTAGCTGGGCCTCGCAGAAATATGAACGGTGCAGGTGCAGGCGGTAGATTAGTAGCAAGGCGTGGCGGTCAAGCAGGGCAGTCACAGTTGGGTTCACGAAGACAGCGTTACGCTGATTTACGTGTTTCAATGGGATTAAACGGTGGCTAACCATGAACAAAGTAGAGCAAGCGAACCGGTATATAGACCTCATTCGGGTAAAATCGAATGAGGCTTTACTGTTTTTATCACTTGGTAAAGATTCGCTTGTTCTGCTTGATTTAATCTATCCGAAGTTTGAGAGAATAGTCTGTGTGTTCATGTATTTCGTCAAGGACTTAGAGCACATAAACCGCTGGATAAACTGGACTAAAGCCAAATATCCAAAGATTGAGTTTGTACAAGTGCCTCATTGGAATCTTACCTACATTCTTAGAGGTGGTATGTACTGCGTACCTAATCCGAAAGTAAAGTTGCTGAAACTTGCTGATGTGGTAAAAGCTATGCAGCTTGCTCATGGTGTTTATTACACATTCTTGGGTATGAAAAAGGCTGATGGAATGAATAGGCGTTTGATGCTGAAAGGCTATGAGGCAAATAGTTACGAGAATAACGGTATGGTTTATCCTTTGGCTGACTGGACACAGAAAGATATTCTCGCTTATATGCGGCAACATAATTTGCCTGAACCGATTAGATATTCGTTGAAAGCAAGTTCAGGAGTTGGCTTCAACCTCGATTGTATGCTTTGGATGGAGAAGAATTACCCACAGGACTTACAGAGAATTTATAGAGTGTTTCCAATGGCTGAAAGAGTGCTTTGGGAGTATTATAATAAACAAAATTGATAGGAGAATAGCTGAGTCAGAAACAGAAGAAGGGGAAAGATGAAAAGTGCTGCCGATATTGGAGTACAAACAAATCGTTTGACTCGTGCGGCAGAAGGGAATCCTGCAAGACAAGCAAGGATTAATAGTATTGGCGGTGCCATGTATCGTAATTTGAGCAGGTTGAACACTGCAAATAACCGAAGTGTGTTTCAACAGTATTCAAGAGCTGTGCGTCAAGGTAGAGGATTGGGCTTAAGTAATGGTTAATATGGAATTATCAAAATATATCAAAAGTGAATCGGTAGAACTTAACCGTTCTACCATCCATTTTGCGGATTATAATCCCCGGAAACTTTCGGATGAATCTCGCAAAACATTAAAGCGTGGTATCAAGAAATTTGGATTAGTCGGGGGAATAGTCGTAAACAAGCGTACGGGGCTGACCGTGGTTAGCGGACACCAACGTTTATCTGTCATGGATGAATTACAGAAGTTCCCCGATAACGACTACCGTATTCGTGTCGATGTCATTGATGTGAATGAAAAGCAGGAAAAGGAGTTGAACATTCTAATGAACAACCCGAATGCACAAGGTACGTGGGATTTTGATGCACTTGCTCGGATTGTTCCTGATATTGACTGGAAAGATGCAGGTCTGACCGATGCAGACTTAAACATGATTGGTGTTGACTACCTTCTACAAACAGAAGAAGAAAACTCCATCGCAGACGCTCTGTCTAACATGATGGAACCAGTAATCGAACAGAAAGAAGCCGATAAGGCCGCTAAGCAGTTGGAACGTGCTGAGAAGGTTGCCCACATGAAAGAAGTCAAGCAACAGGTAAAGGAGAATGCGCAGAAGCAAGCCGAGAATATGGATGCTTATGTGATGTTATCCTTTGATACCTATGAAGCTAAAGCCGCTTTCTGTGAGAGATTCGGTTATGATCCGGATATGAAATTTATAAAAGGAGAAGTGTTTGATGAACAAGTAGAACGGGTAGATTGATATGAGCAATAGTGAATCTCAAAACCAAAAAGGTCGTGGAGGAAGAAAGCCTAAATTTGACTATACAAGTGAGGACTTTCTTTCTCTTGTAGAGTCGTATGCCAAAAAGGGATTCACTGATAAGGAAATTGCTCATGCCGTTGGGTTATGTCCTCAAACTTTTTGTGAGAAGAAAGGTGAGTACCCCGAATTGAACGAAGTATTATCGCGTGCGCGTTGCGCTATAAACGCTCTTGTACGTGCTAAGTTCCTTGCTATGGCTCTTGGTGGTATTAAGACTAAGAACACCACTATCAGAAAAATTAAGGACAGAGAGGGCAACCTGACGGGTGAGGAAGAAGTTCAAATCGTAGAAGGTGAACTGGCTCCAAGTTTGCAAGCGCAGTCTGTTTGGTTATATCATTACGATGAAGACTGGAGAAAAGTTGAACGCAAGCAGGATGAAGATGCCGACATCCCAACCGACATAGATCATGGTATTAGTATTGATTCCTGGATTAAAGACAAGCTGAAATGATCGAACCCCAAGAAATATATCATCCGTTGTATGAGGATAAGGAGAAATTTATAATTCTTATCACCGGTGGGCGTGGTTCGGGAAAATCTTTCAACGCTTCCACTTTCATTGAGCGGTTGACCTTTGAAATGACGGAAGCCCAGAAGATTGTTCATCAGATACTATACACCCGTTACACTATGGTTTCCGCTGGCATGTCTATTATTCCCGAAATGATGGAGAAGATAGACCTCGATGGAACTACTAAGTATTTCAAGACTACCAAGACGGATATAGTCAATAAAATGACTAAGAGCCGTATCATGTTCCGAGGTATCAAGACTTCATCTGGTAATCAGACGGCAAAATTGAAGTCTATTCAAGGTATCACTACTTTTGTCTGCGATGAAGCGGAAGAGTGGACGAATGAGGAAGAGTTCGACAAGATAATGCTCTCCATTCGTAAGAAAGGGATTCAGAACCGGATTATCATCATAATGAATCCTTGTGATTCCAATCACTTCATTTACAAAAAGTATATTGAGAATACTCACAAGCTGGTAGAGATTGACGGAGTTCAGGTTCAAATCTCCACTCATCCTAATGTACTTCATATCCATACGACATATCTTGATAACTTGGAGAACCTTTCTCCTGAGTTCCTTAAAGAGGTAGAGGACATGAAGGAGAATAACCCGGAGAAATATGCTCATGTGGTTATCGGTCGTTGGGCTGATGTGGCGGAAGGTGCCGTATTCAAGAAGTGGGGTATTGTGAAAGAGTTCCCACAGGAATGCAAAAAGGTAGGAATAGGGCAGGACTTCGGATTTACTAATGATCCTTCCGCTGCTGTAAGATGTGGCATCATTGATAACCGTTTGTATGTTGATGAACTTTTCTATGAAACGGATATGCTTTCGTCGGCTATTGCCAACAGGTTAAAGCCTTTCTCTATGAAAGTTTTTGCCGATTCGCAAGACCCTCGATTGATTCAAGAGATAAAGAACAGAGGCGTGAATATCTATCCGGTAGATAAGTTTCCCGGCTCAATCAAAGCGGGTATTGATAAGATTAAAGACATGGAGTTCTTTGTAACAGAACGCTCTTACAATCTTATTACTGAACTTCGGAAATATGTTTGGGACAAAGATAAGGATGGAAACTACATCAATGAGCCAGTAGATGAATATAATCATTTGATGGATGCCATTAGATATTATGTATTGGGTTGTTTGCTTGGACGCATTTTGAAGCCGAAAGATTTAACAGGAATATTCACGCATTAAAAATATAAACTATGCTATTGAGTTTAGATGAAATATTAGCATTACCCGATATCGGACAGAAAATAAGCTATTTAAAGAAGGGGCGGAAAACCGAACTTCCAGACCGTTGTAAACTTTGGGATGATTGGAATCCTGAACGCCATGAAATCATGGTTGACAAAGAGAAGTACCCGGATAGAAAAGTTCTTGAAAAGGAAGCGGAAAAGGTCTTCGATGAAAAGACAGGAAAGACCTACGAAATCGAAGCGAAATACAAGACCGAACCAGTGAACCGTATCTCCATTCCTTTGGAGCAGGATATAGTGAACATTCAAACGGCTTTTACTGTCGGCACCGAGCCGTCAATGGATTGCACTCCAACAGATGATGACGAAAAGAAACTGTTGGATGCGGTCAAAGCTGTATTCAAATCCAACAAAATCAAGTACCAGAACAAAAAGATTGTCCGTTCTTGGCTTTCCGAACTGGAAGTTGCAGAATATTGGTATGTTACCGATGATGATTCGTTTTGGGCTAAGTTCTGGAAAAAGGTAAAGACTACCTTCGGAGGAAAGGTAAAACCTACCAAGAAGCTGAAAAGCGTATTATGGTCTCCGTTCCGTGGGGATAAGCTTTATCCGTTCTTCAATGATGAAGGTAAGATGATTGCTTTCTCACGTGAGTACAAGAAGAAGCTCATGGATGATTCGGAGATAACTTGCTTTATGACTATCACTGATAAGATGGTCTATCAGTGGGATTTGGCTAAGGGGTATGAGGAAAGAACTTCATTTGCTCATGGCTTCTCTAAGTTACCGGTTCTCTACGCTTATCGTCCTGAACCTTATTGCAAGAAGATAAAGACCTTCCGGGTCCGGTTGGAAAAACTGTTATCTAATTACGCAGACTGTATAGACTACCATTTCTTCCCATTGCTAAAATTAGTCGGTGATGTGGAAGGCTTTGTCGGGAAGAATAAAGACAAAATCGTGAAGCTTACCGGGCAGGGTGCAGATGCTCAATATTTGACGTGGAACCAAGTCCCAGAAACAATACGTTTTGAAGCCGAAACACTTACGAACAACGCTTATGATATGTCCAATACTCCAAGAATATCCTTTGAGACATTGAAGGGTGTAGGCAAAGCATCAGGAACCGCTTTCCGTTTCATGTTCATGGGTGCCCATATGAGCGTAAGTAATCATGCGGAAGTGATAGGTGAGTTTTTACAGCGAAGGGTTAATTTCCTTGTTTCTGCTTTAGGCTCTATCAATCCAACCGAGTTTAGCAAGGCATCGCAGACCATTGACATAGAAACAGAACTGGTTCCATATATGATTGATGATTTGAACGACAAGGTGACTACTGCTGTCTCCGCTGTCAGTGGTGGTGTATGGTCAAGGCGTGAGGGCATTATGTTTGCTGGGAACGCGGATCGCATTGATGAAGAGCTGAAGGAAATCGAAGAGGAACAGGCGGCAAAGAATGAAGGTGTAAGAAAAATGGAACAAAAAAATGCTCCTTAGTCAGAAAAATTGCGGGGGTTATAATTTGAATATATGAAAAATAGAACATTTAGCGGTAATTCTTCGCAGTTGCCACTATTTTTAATTTATAGTAAAATAATGAATAAATAATTTGATAGTATTCATATTATTACTATATTTGTATTGTAATTAAGTCCAAAGCGTTATGAGTTACAAATCAGTTAAAGACGTTGTAACTATGTTGCAAGAAAACGGTTTTGTTCTAAAGAGTCAGAAAGGTAGCCACATGAAATTTGAAAAAGACGGCAAAGTGGTTATTGTACCGAATCATAACAGCAAAGGCGTTGAGAAAGGCACTTATTACAGCATTTTGAGACAAGCGGGGCTAAAGTAGCCCCCTTGTTCTCTTAATTAAAAAAGGAGGTAATATGAAAACAGTAGAAGTTATTGTAGAACACGCAGGAAAGAACTTGAGTGCTTATATCGAAGGTGCTCCCGTTATTACAGTCGGTAATGACATGAAGGAGTTGGAGGATAATATGAAGGAGGCGATCGAGTTATATTTGGAAGATAACGATAGTCCCTGCGAAGTGTTATCTGGGGAGTTTGAGTTGAAGTTTAAGATTGATGCTGCTACATTTATCAACTATTACAGTAATATCTTTACTAAGGCTGCATTGAGCCGTATTACAGGAATAAACGAACGCCAGTTGTGGCATTATGCTGCCGGAGTTCACAAACCTCGCAGGCAGCAGTTAGAGAAAATTCAGAGGGGCATTCAGTCTTTAACGAAGGAGTTAGCAGCAATAAACTTATTATAGCATGGTAGATGTTAGAGAATTGAAAATTGGTAATTATGTCTATTTACAGAATAACAAAACTCCATATAAGATAACAGAAATAGGATATAGTGAGATTGAATATCCAAGATACGAAGCGAGTAGAATATCATCAGGAGCGGTATTTCGTACCTATATAGAGAACCTTAATCCTATTCCTCTCACAGAGGCACTATTGTTGAAATGTGGATTTGAGAGGAAACATTTTGGTAGTGCTACGATTTTTTGTCATCTATCGATTGAACTTGATGTATATTTTTGTTTGAAAGGAGTTGATTACAATATACCAGTTAGGTCGCTTCATCAATTTCAGAATTTATATTTCGACTTAATAGGCAAAGAACTTCAAGTAAATATTTAAATATGGAAGAATTGATAAAGAAGTTTATTGGCTTCTTTGAAAGTGATAGGATTTCTGTATCTCGAAAGATTGCCATTCCACTATTGCTGGTGTTGGTAGTTTTAGCATTAGACAATATCTTGGGAATTTCATATTATTGGATAAATAAAATAGAAATTGATTATATAGTAAAAGTTGAAGAAGCAAAAGCTGTATGTGAATCAGACTCTATTATTTTGTCTCATCTTGATGATAAAATAGAGAAGGCTATCAATAGAAAAAATGTATTCCAGTGGTTTGCTTCGTTATTTGAGAATGCAAATGTAGAAAAGAATGCAGAAGTAAATATTACAAATTCAGATGGTAATGTATTTTCTGTGATAGGAAAATGGTTTCCTGAAGTTGAGAGAAATCAAATGTGGCACACTGTAACGTCATCTCTTCTATGGGTTATTCTATTGGCAATACTATTGTTATTTTTAATATTTGCTCCTTTTGTTATTGAAAAAGATAAGGTAGCCACTATTATTGGGGTTATATTCGGACTTGGGATTCTGGCTTTTTTTATTTGGATAACTCAATGGATTTTTGGTTTAATTCCAGTTATATTAAATCGAGCATATATAAATTATGTTCTGCAATTAGGATTAAATCTTGTGCCAATAGTGGCTTTAACTATTGGGTCTATTAAGGAGGCAAAGAGGAAAAAGTTATCATAGTACATGTAGGGATTTTAAATTCAAAAGAAAGGCGTGATTCATTCGGTTTCACGCCTTTTTTTATACCATTTTACGACAATCGTTTTATTGTCGTGTATCACCTATCTGATAATTTTTCATCTTCTTTATAAATAACGAAATTTACCGTAGAAATTTATAAATCAAATTCATACGGTATGACAATCTTAGAACAAATCTTGGCAGGACTGCAACAGAAATTCACTGGGGTGGACACTGCTATTCTTACCCGAATTGCCACTAAAAAGGCAGAGGGTGTAACGGACGAGACAAAGGTAAACTCCATTGTTGAGGGTATCAGTTTTTCGGACGTGTTAAATTCCTATGGCGATTTCCGCGCCGGGGATGCTACCCGTACTTCTGTATTGAACTACGAGAAAAGGCATAACCTTAAAGACGGTAAGCCAATTGAGAACCCTAATCCCAATCCTAACCCTAATCCGAAGCCGGAAGATAAGACGGACGACATGGCGGCTATTATTGCTAACGCAGTGAGTGCAGCCGTTAAACCTCTTTCTGATAAGCTCGCTCAATTCGAGACAGAGAAGTTACAAGCTACCCGGCAGGAGCAGATTATGGCAAAGGCAAAGGAGTATGGTATTCCCGAAAACTACGCCAAGAGGTGCGCCATCAAAGACGATGAGGACTTGGATACTTATTTCAAGGACTTGAAACAGGAGTTCGCAAATGACGGCTTCAAAGGCGTAACCCCTCCCGAATCAGCGGAAGCGAAGATTGAGAAAGAAGCTGAATCTATCGCCAAGATGATTGACGAGGGAACGAATGCTATTGTTGAACAAAACAAGAATTAATTATGTCAGCAGGATTTAAGTATGACTTGGTTCCGCCTGTTGAGCAAGAGGAACGTTACGATGTCCAGACAGGCATCCGTAGACGTGGCCCGTTCAAGCTCGACACGCAGAACCTTGTAGTGGGAAGTTTTCTTCCTGGATTTACACCGATTTGTGCGGACTTGAAAAACAAGTTCGCTTATGCGGTAATCAATGTGGAAGTAGTGGAAGCATACGCAACCGGTGATACTGCATTGTCCATTAAGGTAGCCAAGAACTCTTTGGCATACACGGGTATGTTCATCGGAAGCGGTACGAAAGGTGCGGAAGTAACAGCTATTGACAAGACCAACAAAGTGTATGATGTATTGACTATCAAGGCTGCTTTTGGTGAGGACATAGCCAGAGATGCGGTACTCTTTGAGGCGGTTGCGGTTGATGGCTTGAAGCAGAAGTACGTGGCAAATTCGGCTCTGTACAACCGGACAAAGGTGGAGGATGGAATCACTTTGGTTTCATTGCTTCGTACAGCCGCAGAGATTGAGTCTTCAAAATTGGTTATGCCGTTCTCTGAGAATGATAAAGCCAACATGAAGGGATGGTTTGAATTTAATGAGTAAGGAGGTAGGATATGTTTTTAACGATTCAAACATTATTCGATGACGCGAACATTGTTTCCGCTATCATCAGACGTGTGAACCAGACACGTAAGGACACAATCTATTGGCAGCAGTATCTTACTTTCCGTAGAGTAACTACTCGTGTGTTCAAAGATTATATCGGTTCTGTAACTGGGGTAATGGCTGGTTCTATCAACTCACGTTTTGGAGAGAAACCTATTCGTGAACGTAGGAATATCGGTTCTGGCTATGGCGAGATTGCCTATTTGGGCGATGCTTATCAGATGTCTATTGACCGCCTTTCTGAATTGCAGGATTTGATTGACAAGTTCAATGCGGCTAAACCGGCAGACCAAAAGGCCGCAATGGAAGAGATTGTAAGCTTTCTGGCAGATGATTACCGTCAGATTACCCTTGCCGCCCACAAGCGTATGGATATTATTATCGGTGCGCTGTTGATGCTTGGTGAAGCCACAGTTTACAACAAGGATGCCGCAATTACTTCCGGTCAGACCAATAATAAACTGCTGGAGATTGCCCTTCCGTTCAACTTTATCAAGCCGACAAGTGGAGATGTGGTTGTGGACGGAAAGAATATGTTTATCTCTTATTTGAGAGAGAAGCTTCATTCTTTAACTCCGGATTTTGGCGTTTATGCCAAAATGATTATGACTCGTGCATCTTTCAACAAGCTTATTCTTGGTTCATCCGAATTTGGTGAACAGTATAAGATGATTCTTGGTACTAATGAAATGAAATTGAGTACGGGGTTGGTTTCCTCTTCTTTGGCTTCCGAAGTGTTCACCGGTATCGGTTTGCCACGTATCGAAATCAAGGAAGACTATGTGAAAGACCAGACAGGAAAGAACGTGCAGATTTACGCAGACAACCGCATTACTCTGTTGCCTTCTGACCAAATCGGTTATATGCGCCATCATACCCCATATGAAGCGACAGACCCAGTACAAGGGCGTACTTATATCCCATCAGAAGGTCAGATGCTTATCTCTAACTACCGTGATAAGAACGGTCGCTACATGGAATATACAGCAGAGTGGATTCCGCAGATTACTAACCCGGACTTGATTACCAATTTCGACTTGAGCGAGATTGCTTCAATTCAATCAGCATAAGGAGTGGCTATGAAAGTAAAGGTTATATCTGTTTTCAGAGACAAGCTCACCGGGAAGTACTATACTCCCGGCGAGATGATTGAAGTTGCTGAAGAATCCCGTGTGTTGGATATGGAGAGCCGTAAACTCGCTGAACGGGTTGAGGTGAAACTTCCCGAAGTGAAAGCACCTGAAGAAAAGAAGGAGGTGAAAATCTCCCTCTTTGAGAAGGAGTTTGAGAAGAAGACTTTGATTGATGCTTTAAAGTCTATCGGCGTGCAGGCTTCCGGTAACATGAAAGAGGAAACTCTTTTGGCTAAGGTCTCAGAACTGGATGAAGAATCAATTGCCAAACTGAAAGAAGCATTAGGTATCGAGTAAAAGGATAGGGTAGTGCTTCTACCCTTCCATTGTCTAATTTTATAAATCAGAAAAGAAATGAAGAATTTTATTTTTGCCATGTGTGGCTTTTTGATGATGTCTTTGGTTTCGTTGGACGTGCAGGCATCAAGTGTGAAATCTCCCAAGTGTGAGTACGTGAATCCATCTGTTGATATTGGTTTGCCAGACATTCAGTGTATCACTTTTGAAGCATCTCCTGTTGATTGTGTTGTGCTGACCGTTCCGCAGCCAATATTTATGGTTGTGGATAGTCCCGTGAAGCAACCAGTGACTATTGCGGCAATGCAAAGGAAACAGATTTCAGTTCCTAAATGCTCGTTCCGGTACGTCTATAAGTCGAAGTATTGTACACATTATAGTCATACAGCATATAGTAAACTGATTACACCATACTAAGATGACGGTAAACGACTACATACAAAAGAAGTTTCAGACTTTCGGCATTAACCTGTCGGAAGCTGACCTTTGGGATATGTGTCTTAACTCGAAGATAAGCGGAGAGGATGAGATGAATGAGCATTGCTGCGTCCGTGTCTCTGTAGCAATTGCGAAGTTCATCCCCTCTCTTTTGCTTCGCGCCACTTCAATCAGTGAAAGCGGTTTCTCTATGTCTTGGGACATCCAAGGGATTAAGGACTACTATTCACTCTTGTGCAAACAGTACGGATTGAAAGACGAATTGAGTAACAAACCCAAATGTACCTTCTTATGATATTCGCTCCACACATATTGCAAGTAAAGGTAATCACCCCGATGGATAAAGACGAGTTCGGCAGACCGATCCCCGGAACCGGTGGCGAGAGCTGGAAAGATGTATGTAAGTGCCGTTGCGATGATAACATTACCAAAGAGTTCACATCAGATAACGGTTCTGTGTATCGTCCTAACTACCATGTGGTGTGCGAGAAGAGAATCACTGTCAAGGCAGGGGATGAGGTCCGTTGCATGGATGGCGATAAATTGAGAGGGCAAGGCGAGGTTTATACGGTGAAGAGTACGAACTACTTTAACTACTCGGAATTATGGATGTAGATTTCGATTTTTCCGATGTCAATTCCTTTTTCGATGAAGGCGAATGGGAAGTCGAAAAGAAGATGATTGATGTGGGCGATGAAGCCGTGAAGTACGCAGAGGAACATGGCGATTATCAAGATCGCACACTGACTTTGAGAACGTCCAATGATTACGATGTTGATGAAAGCGGTTTAACTCTGAAAAACGAAGCGGAATACGCTTCATTCGTGGAATCCAAGGGGTTTGATGTTTTGAGTGGTGCCGCTTTATATGCAGAGAAACGATTAAAAGAAGAATTTGAATGATAGTAACTACCGACATAGGAAACATTCTCTATCGGGATTGCAAGGCTTTCAGGATAGATATAGTACCAGTAGGGGAAACCCTGACGGGCGAATTGAAGTCTGAAAGAATTGTCATTCACACGAAGAAACAACAACCGGAAACATATTGGAAGAAGTCCTTTGCCGAGGTAAATATCTGTGTGCCTAATTTGAGTGAGAATGAAGCGAACTCTATCCGTCTGAATGAGCTTGAAAGGCAAGCCAACAAGTTATTCGACGATGTGGTAAGCACCTATGACGACACAGCCTATCGTTACTCAATCGAATCAATCGGTACGGAAGCGGACACAGCTTTGAAGTGTCATTATGTGAATGTGAGAATTTTATTTGAAGTGTTAAATGTAAATTAGAAAAATATGAAACCATTTATCGGAATTAAAAAGATTTGGTACGGTGCGGTTATTAATACTGCTGTTACACCTGCCTCTTTAAAAACATGGCTGGCTTCTGCTACAGAAGTGAAAAACTCCCATAATGACACTTGGGGATATACAGAAGATGATCCGACTACAACGGATTATGTTAATGAGTTGACCGGAAAGGTCTACTATAAGGATGTTACCGCCAAAGGTGCAAGAACCATGGCGTTTACTATGGGTGAATATTCATTTGAAGACAAGAAGGAATTGCAAGGCGGTGAACTTGTGAAAGACGGCCAGACTGTTGTCGGCTGGCATGAGCCGGATGTCGCAGAAGTTATCAACAAGGCTGTTGTCGGTATGACCAAAACAGGTAACTACATTGTGTTTACCAATGCTTCCGTAATCGGCAAGGGCAATTTCGTAGAGAAGAACATCGGTTTAGGTGTTTCAGCTGTTGCAATGGAAAATCCTACCGATAGCGTAGCAGGCGAGTACTGGCTTGATGGTGAAAAGGTAGATGCGCCTACGGCATAATCGAGGTAAAAAGTAATGTTTTAGGATGGCGGTGGGTGATTGCTCACCGCCTTTTTAGCTTATGGAAAAGAACGCATCAAAAATAGTAAATGCAGCCGTTTTAGGGAAAGACTTTGAAACGGTATTCGTAAATGGCAATGCCTATATGATTCATCCTCTTACGATTCATAAAATAGCAGGAGCGGGATATTACCTCTCTGACCTAAAAGAAGCTGTAACGGTCATGGATATGCTTCGTTCATTGAAAGATGTAGAAATGGCTTCTCGTGCGCTATCGTGGCTTATTCAGGGCGATGAGAACCTCCATGAAGAATTGTCGTGTGGTACATTCGATGAAGTAGTGGAAGCTTTAGCAACTGGGCTTTCGATGATTTCTGCTGAAAATTTTTACAAGCTGTTAGCTTTAGCCAAGAACGTAGCAATCCTGACAGCAAAACAGAAACAGTAGGAAACAATTGCCTACTGGGACAGATAGCATCGTTCATGGAGTCTCTGCATCTGTCTTATGATGAAGTGGTATACAAGATACCATATAGGAATTTACTTATTATGCAAAAGGACAAACTCCATACAGTTTATGGTGAAGTCCTGGAAGAAGTATCAGAAGAAGAGTTTTTTAAAGCTAAAGGTAAGAACCCATTTAAATAAGAGATATGTCGAAACTGTATTTCAAGGTAGGAAGTGACTGGGAGGAAGTTGTAAGACTTCGTAATGAAATAGCAAAATTGAAGCAAGAGTTAAAGGGTATGGATGGTACGCAGTCACCTGCCGCTTTCAAAACGCTCAATACCCAACTTGCGGCATCCACTCAACGGATGAATGAATTGGTGAATGAAGCCGCCAAAGCCGGAGTTGCAATGGAAGGTGATTTTAAGAAAAAAATCTTTGATGCCTCCCAATCAGTAAACAGCTTTACGGAGAAGATTATCGCCCAAAAGAATGCCATAGGTTCTCTTCAAACAACTATTCGTAAAAATAAGGAGTTATATAAGAATATTGTTTCAAGAGGCAACGAAGATAAAGAACTACTCAATCACATCAGAGAACAAGAAAGAGCGCTCGGTAAAGAACGGGATGCTTTATTTGGACTTACCCAAGAGCAAGCAAATGCTCGGCTATCTGTAAAGAAACTCCGCGATGAATATGCACTGTATAAAAACGATGGGAAGCAGGTCGTTGAAGTAAACAATGGGATTGCCATTTCATGGAAGAAAGCATTAGCGGTTATCGGTGGTGCCGGTGTTCTGAAAGCGTTAGGTTCTGAAATCATTCGTGTGCGTGGAGAATTTCAATCCATGCAAACCGCCATTGAGACGATGGTAGGCAAAGATGTAGCAGGGAAACTGATGCCACAAATCAAAGAATTGGCAAAGATATCACCTCTCGCCATGACCGATATGGTTGGGGCTGAAAAGATGATGCTTGGCTTCAATATCCAGGCGGAAGATACTATTAAGTATTTGAAAGCTTTGAGCGATATTTCAATGGGAGAATCAGGTAAATTCAATTCCTTGACTCTGGCATTCTCCCAGATGTCAGCTACTGGAAAACTCATGGGACAAGACCTGAATCAAATGATTAATGCTGGGTTTAATCCGTTACAAACTATTTCTGAAAAGACAGGTAAATCCATTGCCACACTCAAAGATGAAATGTCAAAAGGTGCAATCTCCGCAGAAATGGTACAGCAGGCCTTTATTGATGCAACTTCGGCAGGTGGCAAGTTCTACAATATGTCCGAGAACGCATCCCAAACTATCAATGGCCAAATGTCCATGATGCAGGATGCTTGGGATTCTGTGTTTAACGAATTGGGAACTAAGTCGGAAGGTGTTATCATGGACGGTATTCAGATGACGACTTCACTGATTGAGAACTATGAAACGGTGGGTAAAGTATTGACCGGATTGGTGGTTACTTATGGAACATATCGTACTGCTGTGATGCTTGTTGCTGCTGCTGAAAGCAAACATACACTTGTAGAGATAGGTTTGACTAATGTCCGGATATTGGCGAGAAAGGCTCAATTGGCTTTGAATGCTGCAATGCTCACTAATCCCTATGTAGCATTAGCTACGGTAGTAATCGGATTAACGACTGCTATGTGGGCAATGTCCGATAGTACTACAGCAGCAGAAAAGGCTACTCGCAAATATAATGAAGAACAAGAGTGTTTTCAGAAAGCAATTGATGAACGCAAGCAAAAGATAGAGCAACTTATTCGAGTAATTCAAGATGAGACTGAAACTGAGTATACACAGATAAAGGCTTATGAAGAGTTACAAAGGTTATCACCCGCATTAACAGAGGCATATACGCGGGAGCAACTTGCAACAGCTTCCCTAACCGATACCACTAAGAGGCTTAATGAAGAACTGGATAAAATTAATTATGATAATATCATAAAGCAAATAGAAAAGTATAAAAGGCTTGTTCATAGTTTAAGTAATGAGAATGATTGGAATAATGTTGATTTATTTACACGACAAGAGCATCCTACAGGTTCAATCAGTGATGCGTTAGAACAGGATAAAGCCAATTTGGAAAAGTGGCAAAATAATTTGGCTGAATATAATCGTTTGAAAAAACAAGCAGAAGAAGATGCAAAGCCTATTGAAGTGAAGTTACTTGAAGCACAAAATAACCGCGATGAAATTATACAAGAGTTTGCAGCTGCTAAGTTTCTGCTTGAAACAGAACAGCGCAAAATCCAAGAATCAGGCTTTGGCATTATTCCAATTGATGTACAGATACGCTTTGATAATGCACAAGGGGCACTACTTAACATTGATAATACCATTTCTTCTTTAAAACAAGAACAGACGAAACCTGAAACTACCAATAAAAAATATTGGGAAACGAAGAAAAAAGAGGCTCAGGAGCGTCTTGATGCCCTTACTGATATAGAAGCAGCCGGTAGTAAGGGTGCTGCATTGAAAGCAAAAATCAACGAGTATGACAAAAAGATAAATACCTTCTCTACCAATACAACTAAACAAGAAAACCAAGCCGAAAAGCTCCGTCAACAACGAGAAAAACTCACCCAAGAAATCGAGAAATCTGCCAAGGAACGCCAGGAAGCCATCATCAACTCTGAGTTCAATACCCAACAGATGAAAATCGACCTGATGGAAGAGGGGGCAGACAAAGAGCTTGCACAAATCCAGCTCAATTATGAAAGACAGTATAAGGAGATAGCTGACCGGGAACGCTGGCTATTGGAGAAGATACAAGAAGAGGAAAAAAAGCGTTGGGAAAAGGATAACCCGGATTATGAAAAGAAGGGGATGAAGTTCACCCCAACCACCACATCTTTGTCTCCTGAACAGCGAGAATCATTCGACAAGGAGTATTCTTTGGCTTATCAGAAGCAGGAGAAGGATACCCAGGAACTGCTTAATAAACTATTGGAGAAGTACCGTGACTATGACGCCCAGAGAACTGCCATCGAAAAGAGCGGTAACGCCGAGATTGCCTATCTTCAATCCAAGAGGACAGATGTCAATGCCAATGAAATAGACCGAGCTATTAAAGTGGCCAAGCAGAAAATTAAAGAAGGTGTCCAGGCGGTCAATGATGCTGAAGCCGAAGAAACATCGAAGGATAATAGTTTCTTGAGAAACCTATTCGGAGATACCTCTCAGATGGCTTTCAAGGATTTGCAGAACCTTATCGACCAAGCTAAACAGCTCCAATCGTATCTTTCCAGTAGCGGTGATTCCAAGGGACTTACCTTCATCTCTGCCGAGCAGTTGAAAACCATTGAGAGCAGCCCCGACGAACTCGACAAGTTAAAGAAAGCCCTTGACAAGCTATTGAAGGGTGGAAAAGGTAATGAATGGGATGAAATCTTCGACGGCTTCACGAAGGGATTCGCAAAACTGAAATCATCCAATGGGTTCAAGGAAACCTCCGAAGGTTTGCAGGATATCGAGGAAGCTGCCTCTAAGGCTTCATCCATGCTTGGAGGTGTCGCGGGTGACTTTGCTTCCATGTTCGAGGCGATGGGCAACACCGGGGCTGCCGATGCCATGACAGGTGTACAAGATGCCATGACCTCCATTACCAATATCGGGCAGGGGTTTGCCAAGGGCGGTATTGTCGGTGGCATTGCAGCCGCAGTAGGTGAAGCAGCCAACTGGATTGGCAAGGCTTTCGCTGCCAACGCGCGCCATAAAGCCGCCTTGAAGGAGATAATGAACGAGACTATCGCCCAGCAGCGTGAGTATAACTTATTACTCATGCAGCAGAATCTTGAGTACGAGAAAGCTTCAACCATCTTTGGCACCGATGTCTACGAGAAAGCGGCCAATGCCGTTACCGTAATGAAGGATGCCGTCGCCGGACTGAACGAGGAACTTCGTGGCTCCGGTGAATACGAAGGAGGGTACATCAAGATTGTAGGTAGAACGTTTGATATGCTGTCAAAGAGTACGAGGCAGCTTTATGACAGTTATGCCGGTCTTGCTAATATAGAAATAAAGACTGGGCACAAGAAGACGGGGTTGTTCGGATGGGGAAAGGGGAAAGACATCTACTCATCTATACTTGATGTATACCCAGAGTTGATAAAAGCTAATGGAGAGTTTGACGCTTCACTTGCCGAAACAATCATCAATACCAGAACTATGTCTGACGATAGCAAGAATGCCCTTCAGAACATGATTGACCTCGCCAATCAGGCAAAGGAGGCATACGAAGCTATTAACGACTATTTCACAGACATTTTCGGCGACTTAGGCGCTACCATGATGGATGCGCTTGTAGATGCCTTCAAGAGCGGAACTGATGCAGCGCAAAGCTTTACCGATTCCATCTCCGGTATGCTGGAGACACTTGCAAAGCAGATGATTTATTCTGCCACCCTTGCCCCTCTGCTGGAAAGTGCACAGAACAAGATGATGGAGGTTATGAAGAATGCGGGGTTGTCAGATGAGGAGAAGTTCGGGCAATGGACGGAAATACTCAACAACCTGACGGACGATGCCATCGTGCAACAGGAATTGGCTAACAAGCTACTTGAGGAATACAAGAAGATGGCAGCCGAGAAAGGTTTCGACATCTTCCAACCTGACGAATCTACGAAGGAGGCTTTTGATTCATTTATCAGTCAGATGAAGAGTACCTTTACTTCTTTGGAGCTAACCGCCAAAGATGTATCCGATAATATCTATGACTACTTCCACCAGGCTATGATAAATGCTCTGTACGAGAAAGAGTACAAGAGCAAGATGGAAGAGTTGTACAAGACCTTTGAGGAGCTTTCCAAAGACGGATTATCAGAGAGTGATATGGCGCAACTTGGCTCCCAAGTAGACCAGTACATTGAACAGATGATGAAGGGCGTTGAGAGCGTGAACAGTATCTTCGCTGACAAACTGAAGGATGCCGAAGACCTACAGTCATTCGTTGATAACGTGAAGTCTGCAATGTCCTCCATCGAAGCTACCGCCGAAGATGTGACAGATAATACCTTTGAATACATCCGTCAACAGATGGTTGACAAGATGTTTGCCGATACCTTCCAACCGCAGATAGAGGAATTCTATAAGAAGGTTCAGGAAGCCATGTTTGACGGTGATATAACCGATGCTGAACGTAACGCACTGAGAAGTGAAGCTGAGAAACTGGCTAACGACATTACGACCGCCAAAGACATTCTATCCGATACTCTCGGTATCACTGAGAGCAGCCTAAAGAAGGAGCTTGAAGAGGAATTCAAGTCTTTCTCTGATGGTATATTAAACTCCTTGTACAATGCAGAAGTGACAGCCGAGTCCGTCGCCAAGGACATTGCTGAATCCATGCGCAAAGAGCTTATCGAGGCAATGTATATCGAACAGTACGAACCTCGTATCAAAGCTATCTGGGAGAAATGGAAAGAGTATTCCGCCGATGGACTTGTAACTGATGAAGAGCGTGCCAATATCAAGACTGACATTGACGAGCTGAGCAAGGAAGTATCAGATGCAGCAAAAGAAATCAGCGATGCTTGGACGGATTCGGGCGAAGAAGTCAAGAAAGCCTTTGAATCTTTCTCTGACAGTATCAAGAACGTATTGTATGATGCGGAAGCCACTGCCGAGGATGTAGCCAACAATATTTATCAGTACATGCGTAACGCCTTGGTTGATTCTATGTTTACCGCTCAGCTCCAACCTCAGATTCAGGCTTGGTATGACAAATACACCGAGTTTATGAAGGACGGTGCCATAGATACCGCCGAGCGTAAGACCTTGGACGAAATGATAGCCGAGATTCAGAAAGCCGGTGTTGATATCGTGGATGCTGCTAATGCTTTGTTCCCATCTCTTGATACGGGTGCAATAAAGCGTGCCGAAGAAGCCGCACAAGAGGCTGAGAATGCAAGGAATGAGGCAGAGCAGGAATGGGAGTCATTCTCTGATGGCATACTAAACTCCCTCTATGATATTGAAGCCACCGCCGAGGATATCTCCGACGACATGAGCGAGTACATGCGTAAGGCTCTCATTAAAGCCATGTATGTGGAGAACTTCAAACCCCAGATGCAGAAGTGGTACAACGAATGGCAACGTGCCATGGGAGATGACAACCTGACTTCCGAAGAAAAGCAGCTCCTTGACTCCATGAAACAGACTATGGTTGATGACATGAAGAAGGAAGTGGATGCTATCAACCAGTTCTTTGGAACCATGTTTTCACAGCAGGCATCTTCCAAAGGCTTTGAAGCCATGTCACAAGACACCGGCGAAGAGCTTAACGGGCGTTTTACGGCTTTGCAGGTTGCCGGAGAAGAAATCAAGAATCAAGCTGTTCAACAAACTGGCTTATTATCATCCATCGACAAAAGACTGTCATTGATAGACATTACAAACGATGATATTCCTGCCTTAATGTCTGGTACGCCCAATTTCGTTGATAAGACAAGAGGAATCATCACTAATAGCTATCAGTCCCAGATAAATGTTGTATTTCCGACAGAAGATATAAAGGTATTGACTGAAAAGGTTTCCAGTATGGAAAGGATTGTAGACGAGATGAGGACATTCCAAGTGGAGGGTAATATTGCTCGTAGGGATATAGTGGAAAACTCAGCTATACTTGCGAAGAACAGCCCCAAGATACTTGCTGGCACCGATGAGATTAAACGGAACTTAAAGAACCTTTAAAAACTTATAGATATGGCCGAGTTGATAATTAACAACAAAGATGCTCTTAAAGAGTGGGGTGTGAGAATGGGTAATAGTTTCTTTGATGTACTGGGTGCACCGGTTTCTCTGAAGGAATTCATTGAAAATAAATCCCGACTGGAACATGGAAAAGAAGTGGTGGTAAAGTCGCCCAAGCTGGATGAACGCGAATTGGCTCTGACGTTTACAATACAAGGTAGCTCTCCAGAGGATTACCAAAGGAAGAAGAAGGCCTTTTCCGAGGAACTCTACAAAGGGGCGGTTGATATCCAAGTACCGGACAATAGCAGTGATATCTATCACCTAGTCTATCTTGGGAAAAGCGTATCTTATGCCCAAAGTCTTGACCGGACGTTCGGTAAGATAACAAGTAAGTTCTGCGAGCCGAATCCGAGCATTAGAGGCTAATTTACGACATTAAATTCATTGTCGTGTATGGAAGCTCTAAATTTTAGGGCTTCTTTTTTTTATCTCCGACATTTGTAGTTATGATAGATATTAAGGACATACAAGGCAATACTCGCTTTTCAACCGGTATCAATCCCGGTGCAAAAGGTAGGTTCTCTTTGATGAAGGAGGACTATGTCGTGCTTCCCTTTAATACTTTGCATCCAATCGATTTCCAAGTAGGCGATTACGTAGACCTGCGCGGTGTCTTCGATGCCTCTATGGGTGGGAAACTGGCTAAAATCTATCAGATAGTAGACTTGTCCTATCCGACCTACAACGCATCCACCGGAGGGTATGACTACGAGCTTCGTTTGGATGCTTACTATTGGCAATGGAAAACAAAGATATTCAAATACACCCCGGAGAGTGGAGGGCAGGAAGCGTCTTGGTCCCTTACCGCTTCACTGGATATCCAGATGGGTGTATTCCTTCGCAATTTGAAAGCTCTTGGTTATAAGTACGAGGGAAAGGATTTTGAATTTTCCATAGACGAATCAGTGGAGAATTCTTCCAAGCTGATGACCTATGAGAATACCAACCTCATTGATGCCATGTTCTCTATGGCTGACCAATGGGGCTGTGACTGCTGGGTAACGGATCATGTCATTAACTTCGGTAGGTGTGAGTTCTCCGACGCTGTTAAGATAGAACTGGATAAGGAAGCCAAGGACATGAGCCGGAGTGACAGCAAGGGCACCTACGCCACGCGTATCTATGCTTTCGGCTCAACAAGAAACATCCCTACCAACTATCGCCCGGTAGACCAGAGTACTGTTGTCAACGGTATCGTCCAGAAGCGCCTTATGCTTCCGGCAGGCACTCCATACGTGGATGCCCACGAGGGTTTGACCGATTTGGAAGCCATTGAAGCCGTTGTTGTATTCGATGATATCTATCCCAAGCGAGTGGGCGAAATCACCGGTGTAAGCTCTTATGAGAGCGAGGTAGATAATGAAGATGGTACAAAGACAAAAGCTACCTTCTACCGGTTCAAGGATTCAGGCATCAACTTCTCGAAGGAATACATCCTTGAAGGACAGGAACTCAAAATCAGGTTCGAATCTGGTAAGCTCAATGGAATGGAATTCGGAGTTGCCTTCAATCCTCTTGGCTTGACCGAGAAGAATGACGACGGCACATTCAACTCGGATGCCCAGCTTTGGGAAATCGTTCAGAATGAAGACTACGGCCGTCCCCTGCCGGATGAAGTTCTTCTTCCTGCAGAAGGTGATAAATACGTCCTTAGTGGTTGGAATGCTGAGAAAATAACCGAACTTGGACTGGTGGCTGCCGCCGAAGAGGAACTGCTTGCTGCTGCAAAGAAGTACGTAACAAAGACCTGCATCGACGACGGTACTTATACCGCTACCCTCAACTCCATTTGGGTACATGATGACCAAATCAATCATAGCTTCGATATCGGTCAGAGAATTAACCTTGTCAACCCCGCCTACTTCAAGGACGGGCGCTTGTCCCGTGTCATCGGCTTTGAAATCAAGCTTGATTTGCCTTACGATTCCCCGCAGTATACCATCGGTGAGAGTACTGCTTATTCCCGCCTTTCCGATATTGAAACGCAAGTCGAAGAGTTGACTTTCAAAGGGCAGACTTTCACCGGTTCTGGAGGGAGTAATATCTACGTTATTAAAACTAACGACGCTACGGCCGCAAGTAACTTCAATGTATTCTCTGCCTTGCGTACACTCAGGATGTTTCTGAGGAAGGACTTCCCCGATGTGGCGGAAGAGATTATCACGTTCCTCAAGGGACTATTGATTGGTAAGAACGGCAGTGGTATCACAGTACGCGAAGACGGCACTTCCCAAGCTGTTGTTGACCGTCTGTATGTGAAGATAAAGGCAGTCTTTGAAGAATTACAAGTTAAGAAAGCTACGCATGTCGGCGGTGAACAGATTATCACCCACGCTGGAATGAAGTGTATTCGTGTAGAAGAGCTGAAAGATGTCTACAGATGCTATTTTCTTGCCGAGCAGGAAGGGGAAGCAATTGCGAACGAATTCAGTGTTGGTTCGCTGGCGCAGGCCAAGGAATGCAACATTGTTGACGGTACCACCCTTAATGCATCCAACCGCTACTACTGGCGTGAGGTCATGGAGGTGGGGCGTGATTATATTGACCTTTCCAAGACTATTTGTGACGGGGGAAGCGATATCCCCCAAGCAGGTGATGACATTATCGGTTTAGGACACCGTACAGATGTGGACCTTCAAAGTGCGATTGTTCTGTCATCCACTAACGAGATATCCCCATCTATCACCTTCTACGCTGGTATCAATGATTTCAACCTGACAGAGAAGGACATCATTTCCTTCGGGCTTGACAAGTCCACCGGTCACGCCTACATGAAGGTGTATGGCACTTCTTATATCGGTGCCCGTGACGAAAGCACTTACATCAAATATACCCCGGAAGGTGGAGTCGAAATTAAGGGGCGTTTTCTTACCATGGCCGGTGAGGATATTCTAACGATGTTTACCGTCATTGAAGGTTTGATAAAGTCTGAAATCTCTTCCGTGCGCGATGAAATCAATGCCCTTGACAACTACCTGAACAATGCGTCTTTTGCCGCAGATATGCAGTATTGGACTGGTAGCAGCAACATACGTATCTTCCGTGTAGATGGTCGATTGCTGTACTTCAATAGCAACTTCTATGCGAACAAGGAGTCTTTCGCCGATATTGTAAGCGAGGGTGCAAAAAGTGTCTTGCGCTTAAAGAACAGCTATATCGAGCAGGTTAATTCAAACTTTTACCGCCATCCGGATTTTGAGACTTTCGACGAACTCAAGCGCCCCCGGCAGTTCACCGTCTCTTTCAAGTATCTGGTGAAGCGTCCCGGTATTCTTACCGTTCATTTCAATGATGAGAATGAGACGGGCTTCGAAGAATATACCCCGATTTCCTTCTCAAAGGACCTGTATCCCGGTACTGAATTCAAGCAGATGGAGATAACCGGCAAGTGGAACGGTACCGGTGATTTCTACATGTCTTTCACCGGTGACATCTATGTCTATTCACTGACTCTTACCGATGACGCTCTTGCCGACTTGCGCGAGGAGTTCAACATGCGTTTCGAACTCACAGACAAGAAGATTCAGGCGAACCTTGACGAAATCAGAAGCACGGCCGGCAAGCTTGAAGAGTATCACAGTGAATTCCTTCTGACTGCCCGTAATCTTGAAGCGAAGTTTACGGAAGACCTGACAAATACCGAGGGTCGTATAACGGAAGCTTATACTTCAGCCATTGATTTATCCGCCCGTGGATTACGTGCAGATTTCTCATCATCTATAGCTGACCTTGATGGTAAGCTGACAAAGCATCTTTCCAGCTTCCATGTGACTGCTGAAAAGATAGATGCAATGGTATCTGCTACCGATACTATCAATAATACCATCAAGTCGGCAGGTTGGATCACTACTGCTGACGGTAACAAGTTATGGGCTACCATCTCTACGGTGAATGCTATTGACGGCCGGTTAACTTCTCATGAAGCTTCTTTCCATGTGACTGCCCAGAAGATAGAGGGTATAGTTGCGGACATAACCGAACAGGGGACCAACTACTCAAAGCTCACCCAGACAGTCAGTGGTATTTCTGCTAACGTAACCGATATCACCGGCAAGTATTCTACTTTAAAGATAGAGGTTGATTCTATCAGAGGTATTGTCGGGGATGGTTCCGGTGGAACTTTCAGTGAGTTCCAGCAGTCCATCAGGGAGATAACACAGAGGGTAACAAGCGTAGAGGGTGGCTTGGACAAGCATGAAGGCAGCTTCCATGTGACGGCCGAAAAGATTGATAGTCTGGTTACTGCAACCAACAGTCTGAAAGGTACGGTAGAAGAACATTCATCCGCTATCAGCCAGACAAGTAACCGGATTGACCAGTTTGTACAGAAGATTACTTTCGATTCCAAAGGTAATATCACCAACATCGACAGAGCCGGTTTAGTGACAGAAAGCAATATTGCTACTGTGTTTGCCCAGAAGGTTGACCCGTATGGCGAAATAGTCAGACGGGCTGAAATAAGTGCGTTCATCACAGAGGATGAAGCTGGTAACCTGATTTCCAATGCTACGATTCAGGCTGATAAGATAAACTTTACCGGAAAGACCATCATCAACGGGAAGTTCATAGTTGATACAGATGGCAACCTTACCCTGAATACCATTTCAGTCAAGAATGTCAATAAGCCTACTGACCCTTTCTACATTGATAGTAATGGTGTTTTCCATGGTAAAGGAGGTACATTCAGTGGAAGTATAACCGCCACTGACGGCAATCTTGCAGGTTGGATCATAGACGTTGATTCTATTCATAAAAATAATGTTGTGCTCGGTGCTGACGGTTCAATATATAACCAAAACGGTTCCTGGTATTTAGGCAACAATAACTCTGGATACCTTGCCAACAGTAATATCACCTGGGATGCTTCCGGTGATGTTGTTGTGAATAACATGACTGCTAATAATGGAACCTTTAACGGCACTATCAACGCTTCCAGCGGTCGGATAGGCAGTGATTTGTATTTGCACAGTAGCGGTATATCTACCAATCCGAACAGCCAGTTAGTTGATTTTACCGATGAGACCAGCCAGTTCTCATTAAGCAAGCCTTATTATATGCATGGCGTCATGGAGAATAAATACTTGAACATGCTCACCATCAGGCCTTATTGCTTTAAGGAAGGTGAACCCGGGTATTCCACATCTCCTGCCGTCCTCAGTATCTCTGCTGCAATTGAAGGCCGCAACAAAGCCATACATGTATCTGCCGGTGAGTGCTACTTTGGTGACAAATGTAGTTTTGCCGGTGATATGATGATCTATGGAAAGTTGACTACTCCTTCTTCCCGTATTTTAGAGATAGATGCGCCTGTGTCGACACGTGGTGTCAATACACGCTTTATCACAGCATCCGGTAGTGTCAATGTGCATGATGACTTCCTGCGCTTTACCAGCAATGTGAATGTTACCATGACAATGCCTTCTCCTTCGTCTTGTCCCGGGAAGGTTTATTATGTCAAGCAGACTGCCGGTAGTGTCACTTTTACAAATGGACCGTTCGTAGCTCCTAACGGTTGGGAGATGAATAATACCTACAAACTTACAGGAACGTACTCCATGATGTTGGTTTCTGATGGTAGTAGCTGGTTCTTCTTTTATTGTGGATAGTTTAATTATAATTTATAGAATATGAAAATCAATTTTAGACAGATCGAGGCACAGACCTCTTTTGAAGGTGGAAAACAAACCTTCGATGCAGCCGAGACAGTCGGTAACGAGATGATGTATAACGGAAGTATTCTTCTGGATATCGGCTTTGAAGATTTGGCAAAGAAAATCTACTATTCGACTGATGCGGTGGAGATTCCGGACCAGTATTGCAGGGCTTTAGAACTTGTAGTCAAAAACTCCCGGCTAATAGCTGCGGTGAAGCGCAGTATAATTAACCAGCTGAGTGGTAATTAACCGTTTAAAATCAATTCAAACCATATGGTATTAGATTCAAATCAGTTTAACCAGCTTGTAGAAGAGGTAAAGAAAGCTCTCCTTACGGGTTCCCAAGGTGTTGGTGATGTCGAGGTAGTCGATTCACTGGATGACATAGTGAGCTTGCCCGCACTTCGTCTTTCTGGTATGGACGAGTCGGTTGTTGAAGCTCCTTTGGAACTGTTGTCTGCTCCTGCCAAGGAAGCTGCCGAAGAACTGCGTAAAGCCGAAGAAGGACGTGTCTCAGCGGAGAACCTGCGTAAGGATGCGGAAACAAAGCGTGTTTCTGCTGAAGGTACCCGCGCATCTGCTGAAGCTACGCGTATCAATTCGGAGAAAGATCGTGTGACGGCCGAAGGTACCCGGAAAACAGCCGAGACAGAACGGGGCAAGGCTGAAACTACCAGACAGGCTTCCGAGACTGCCCGAGCTACTGCTGAGTTCGGACGTGCTGATGCTGAATCCAAACGTATCAGTGCCGAAGATGAACGTAAAAATGCTGAGACTACGCGGGCTGGTGCTGAGTCTATCCGGCAGACAAATGAAACAGGCCGTGTCAATGCTGAAAAGAACCGCGTTACTGCAGAAGGTTCCCGTGTGACGGCTGAAAACGGGCGTGTTACTGTAGAGAATGCCCGCGTTACAGCTGAGGATGTGCGTAAGAGTGCAGAAACAAGCCGTCAGATAGCCGAGAGTGTACGCGTCAATGCTGAAAGCGGCCGTGTAACTGCAGAAGGTAACCGTGTTACTGAATTTGCTACCCTCAAGAAGAATTCGGAAACGGCCACTGCAAACGCTACTGACACGGCAGAACATCCTACCTATATCGGGACGGACCACTATGTATACCAATGGGAGAAGTCCACTAAAAAGTACGTAAAGACGGATATTTATGTTAAAGGTAAGCCGGGAGATACGTTCACTCCTCTTGGACAATATGATACACTTGCCGCCTTGAAAGCTGCTGTTCCTGATGGTTCCGGTAGTAGCGGTTTCTATGCTGTGGGTGCAGCTTTACCCTACACATATTACGCATGGTATAACGGTGACTGGCAAAGTCAGGGGCGATTACAAGGAGAGAAAGGCGATAAGGGAGAGAAAGGGGATACAGGAGCACGAGGTCCTCAAGGTGTACAAGGTCCACAGGGGATAAAAGGTGATACTGGTGCAACAGGACCGCAAGGAGTAAAGGGCGATACTGGTGCTACTGGCCCTAAGGGGGATACAGGAGCAACCGGTCTTCAAGGTCCCAAAGGGGATACTGGTCCGCAAGGGGCTACCGGTCCTACTGGTGCAAAAGGTGCAACTGGTGCGACAGGTCCTGCCGGAACGACACCTACGATTGGTTCGAATGGTAATTGGTATCTTGGGACTACCGATACAGGTAAACCTTCAAGAGGTGCAACAGGAGCTACTGGGGCAACCGGTGCCACTGGTGCACAGGGAATACAAGGTCCAAAGGGCGATAAAGGAGACAAGGGTGATACTGGTGCAAAAGGCGCAATCGGTGCCACTGGTCCTGCTGGAACAAACGCAACCATTACCGGTGCATCCGCTACAGTGGATGCCAATGTCGGTACTCCTGCAGTAACAGTTTCTCTTGGTGGTACTGCTTCTGCAAGAACCTTTGCCTTTGCCTTCAAAAACTTGAAGGGTGCAACCGGACCACAGGGGGCTACCGGTCCTGCTGGTGCGAAGGGTGCTACGGGTGCACAAGGTCCTCAGGGTGTTGGAGACCCGACCGTTACGGGTGTCAATACGGTTACAACCCTTGCTTCTTTGCCTGTATCAAAGAGAAGTATCGTTGCTACCCTTGCTTCTGCTACAAATCTGTCTGTCGCAAGTGGTATGTCAGTAGGGCAAGACTTATATATTAGATGTAAAGCAATGGCAACTTTTATTCAGCCTATACCTAATAGTGGTGCGTACACTTCGATGTCAGGCTCATCGCTAAGTGTTGCTTCGGGAGATGTTTTTGAGATTAGCATTTGGTGCTATGCAGCAGGTGCGTACTCTATATCCGTAAAAATGAAAGAATAACGATTATGAGTATTATACAAAGAAGAGCGGATTCAGGCGTTAAAAGTGGGAAATATGTAGCAGCCATATATATGGGTAAACAATTCTTTTCTACAGATTATGGTCTGAGCTTTACTGAGAAGAAATGTAATTTTATCTATCTGTCTGCATCAGTTGCTATATTAGAGGATACAGGTGATGTATTTGTAGCTACTCGCGGTAGTATAAATAATATATATGTTTCGAGAGATGGTTTGGTTACCACTAATCTCATTAAACCCAATACTTTATTTGAAGATATAACAGGGATGGATATTACTAAAGACGGAAACACCCTGTTTGTATTAGGTGAATATCAATATTTACGTAAAATTGATATTCAAACGAACACTATCATTGAGGGAAACTGGTTAAATGTTGATTATAAAATGCATAAATTAGCTGTATCAAGGAATGGCAGATATATAGTAATTGCCGGGGATTCATTTATGCATGGTTCTAATGATTATAGTTTGACTTTGAAACTGTCAAAACAAATAGAGTACCCATATTCAACTAGTAATAAATTAAATGATATGGTGATGAGTGGTGATGGTAAGTATATCTTCTATTCTTTTAAAAGTGCTTCTCTTGATTATAATGGCATCTTTAGGGTACATTGTGATGATTGGGATACAGTAGACCGGATTTCTGTAGCTGAGATTAATAACTACTATATACCCACTCAGATATGTGTGTCCCATACAGGAAAGTATATTATACTGATATATGGTAGTAGTCAAGGAAATTGGATATCCCGCGATTTTGGTAGGAGTTTTACCAGACTGGTTGGTATGGATGATGCAACCCAGTTTGTAATGTCCTCCAATGGTAAATATATTTATTGTATAAATGGTTCTGCATTATATAGGTCTGCTGATTATGGGAACACTTTTTCATTGGCACTATCTGGGATTAATAGTTCTTATATGATTGCAATAAGTAAGTAATTTAAAAACAGAGATTATGTTATATGTAAATATCGATTCAGTAAGTAAAGTTATTAACCTCGATTTTGAGCTTGATGATAACTATGAAGTAGGTACAACCTATGAAGATTACCTTGATGGTAAGTGGGTTAAACTAAACGAGGAACAAGAAGCGTTCTATAATGCTAATTCGTCAGCTTCTATAAAAGAAGTGTTTGATTGTGTGCTAAGGTCTCCCTATGAACCTACAATCGAAGAAGTGAAAAGCCTGAAAATCTCTCAGATAACCGAGTATGACCAATCGGATGCTGTTAATCAGTTCTTGTTGGGCGGAAAGCGGATGTGGCTTGATAAAGATACGCGTGTCGGTCTTGTAAATTCAATCACTATCGAGCAGACAGCAGGGAAAGAAACGACTGTGTTATGGCATGATGCGATGAAGTACGTGATACCTATTCCTCTTGCCTTGCAGATGCTTGCTGCTTTGGAACTCTATGCTCTGGATTCCTACAATGCTACGCAGGAGCACATAGCTGCTGTCAAAGCACTTGCCACGAAAGAAGAGGTAGAAGCCTACGACTATACTTCCGGCTATCCTGATAAATTAGTGTTTAACCTTAATCAATAATGATATGATTTACTTATACCTTATATCGTTGATATTCCTCACTATGTACATAGTGTATGCGGTGAGAGTGTGTGGAGTGCCTTGGTCACTCTCTGATACTTATTATCAGTTGAAAAAGCGGAACCGTCCGGCATGGTTGTTCCAAATGGCTATGATTATTCCTGCCATGCTCTTGATGCCGGTGTGGCTGGGGGGCTCTTCCGCGCGCC